GGTCTCCTCTTTGAGCTGCGGTAAGTGGACCATATGTAGTTTGCCATTCCGGTGTTCTATCGACGAACATTTCAAGTTTCTTAACAGTTTCTGTTCCAACATCTACGGATACATTCAATAGAAGCAGTATACCTATTTCTCCAAAAACATTCCAACCAGCGGGGTGGACAAAAGACCGCACCAAATCTCTAAATTCATTAATTTGAATATCCGATCTTAAAACGTACGAAAAATCTTGATAGTAGTAAGAATCTTGGATTCTGATAATATTACTAACCATTCCAAGTTGATCTTGAAATTTTCCAGGATATTCTGTTAGGGCAGTTCGTCTAGCTAAAAATGTTGCATTATTATCACCATCGGGGGCGGTTACATCGGGCGTTAGGCTATAATTAATACCAGCTGAGGAAATTGCGATAGATTTAATTGCACCAGTTTTTAAAGCGCCGGCTTTTAAAATAGCATTATTACCATATCCGGATTGTGTTTCTAAGGAAGTTACATTCGAAGTCGCTAAATTTGCCATTCTAGCACCTTTAGCGGATATAAGAACTTCACCAGCTTGAAATTCTGATGGTTCCATTATCATAAACGAATCTATATCATCAGCGGTATTAAATCCTTCAAATTGTAATTTACCACGTGCGGAAATATTAGCAATCGATATATTATCTATATGTAAATCATATGAAGAAGAAAGTTGAGTATTTGCAAATAAGTAAACAGCGTGATAACGATCTGAACTAGCAACAAATTTTCCTTCAAAAGTATAAACTTGATCTGCATTAGTTGTTTCTGGATGTGTATAAACAACTGATTCTGTTAGCCCAACATTAACCCCTGATGGTTCATAATTTGCATCAGTGTCTGAATGACCATATCTTAATTCAACAAATCTGAGGCTTGCACTGGTTTTAAAAGAAATTTTAGCCTGATATTGATCACCCGGAATAATAGTATTTGCGTAAGCTTCTCCAGTTTCACTATCTAAAGATCTTAGACCAATGTAAATATCTAATTGATCATTAACTGCCATTTTACCACTATAAGAGCCGGATATAGGAGCAGCAGATTCTAATGAAAGCGTATGATTACCAGTATCTACTTCTGTTCTTTTATAAGTAGAGGCGGAAAGACCTGAAATACTTCCATTTTCAAAATCTCCAACATTATTTAAAAGCACATTTTCATCTTCAAGAGAAAAAATTGTTTCCTCTGGAAGAACTTTCATTGTACTAAAAGTAGAATTTGATGAAGTATTAACATAAGGTAAAATTACTTTGCCTTTTGCACCAGATGTTACTCCTATAACAGATTCGCCAAATCGATATTTTCCGTAAATATTTTCGCGAAAATTTAAATATGTTAATCGACCAGTATTTTTTCCAGTTATAGGATCTTCAAATCTCCATTGTTCTAAACCTAGCGTTCCTTCATTTTTTGCTTCGTATGTAGGTCCTTTTATATAATCTATGCCCGTAGTTATTACTTGTGTATTAGAAATAGATCCAAATTTTGTATAGGTGTAACTAGTTCCGCCGTAGTAATCAAAAATATCTGTAAAGCCGTCGCCGAGCTGATTTACCGGCAAACCAGTGTCTGCATCTAAAGTTTCAAAATAACTAGCTGGTTGAATTGTGCTAATGGTAAACAGATTAGATTTACCAGGAACTGCAGATCCATTTGCACTATAATAAAGAGAACCATATGAACCTTCAACGAAATTGGGTGCTTGTGGACTTTCTAATGCATATACAAAAGATGAATTATTTACAGAGGGCCCAGCAATCGTTCCTTTAGCACCTGTTTTAGAATCATACACATAATAACCCGGTTGCATATCATCTTCGAAAGCTTCTGTATGTAAAAGAATATTATCACCTGCATCAGCACTACCATCTGTGCTATCAATAAGAATTTGACCTAATCCTTCTTCTAATAATATATTTGCTCCGCCTTCGGCAGTATCTTGATTTGTTACTTCGGCAACAAATGTAATTGTATTACTTGAACTAAAATGTGTATTAATATTTTCTGGGTATCTAACACCTTCTTGTTCAATGGAAAAGGAAGGTTGATTTAACAATATGGCTGATTCCGCCGTGCCGCCTTCTGCAGTTGATATAGCCGCACTAATTAATGTATTGGAGGTTCTATACATTCCTGTAGGAATAACTCCACGAACAGCGCCTGTATGACCTGATCCTCCGGTGCCAGCACTCTGAACTACTAAAGCTTCTCCTCCTATATAACCATTACCGCCATCATCAATAATAATTTCATCAATAGCTCCATTAGCAGTGGCGTTTACACGTGCTACAGCACCAGTACCTGGACTATTAGTAAATACAAGAGTATCATTAACCTTATATCCTGTTCCGTTACTTATAATATCAACTTCACCGATAACCGCAATACAAGTTCCTCTAGAAGAACCTGTTGGAAAATCCATAGCATAAACAGCATCACTTGAATTATTACTACTCATTAATTCCATATCAACGTACGCTTCAATCGTTGCTATGGTTTCATCTGCTTTAAAATCGGAATAAGTATCAAAACGAATATCATATCCTTTAGTATAATCAGTTAAAAATAATTCTGTTATACCAGTTGTTCCTTCAAAATATGAAATTGAATTATCAACAGTGGCTGTTGCTTGAGATTGTTCTCCTTTAATAATTTTACTATTAAAATCATCTGGATTTAAAGATGTACCGGTATAAACCTTAATAGATTTTAATGATTTCCAGGTACCGTCTGAAGGTCTTAATAATCTTTCTTTTGGATATATAAAGGAAAGTTGTTCGGAACCATAAACAGTTCTCCATAACCATAAAAATGAATCTTCTGTTCCTCTGGATCTATAAATTTCTCTGGCTGTTTTTATTGCTTGTCTTAAATCACCAATTGAGTCCATGGGAATATTTGTTAAAAAATCATCCCTGAACCTTTCCAAAAATAAATTATCAGTTTCATCTATATCATTTACTAAATCAAAATCTGCTGACGCACGAAGAGGGTTTCTTGTAATATCTTTATCAGTTTTTCCAACATATGCTTTAGCCCTTGATCTTCTACCAGTTATTGTTTCTCCGTGAAGAAAAGCCTTACCATTTGTTGGTCGAGCGAATAATAGATGAGGATCAGTTTTATAATTATCACTAGTAATATCAGAAGATTGGTATTTACCTGCCGGGAAAACTCCATGATTTTGTGTTCCGGTGACTATTGCTTCAACTCCAGAATCGGAACCCACAACTGATTCGCCTAATTGAAATGTTGCAGTAGTTGGGTCTCTATCTGATTCAACTAATGCTTCGTCATATGGTGCTACGAGAACGCCTTCTATTTCTGCAGTACTTTCTAGTACAAATTTTCCAGTAGCTGTATATTGAGTTAATTCTGTTGTGGGAGGATCATTTTCAAATACTCCAAAATTAATACCGGATTCGCCACCCTTTTGAGGCATATAAAATTTTAGTCCAGCCCATTCTTCAAATTCTACTGTATATACTATTTCAGGATTATCTGAGGCGGCTATTGCGGCTGGTTTATTTCCATATACTGGGAAAAAATAACCTGTTTGTAATCCAATATCAATTGGTCCAATATGTCCATGGCTTTCTTGATACATTACTCCGGTATCTAAAGCGGTACCGTGAATATAATATGAATTATTATCATCTTCAAGAACTAAATTAAATTCATCTAAAATTAAATCAGTATATTCAATTTGATAAGATTCTAAAAATTCAAAATATTTTGTGAGAAAAAGAGGGAGATTGGAACCCTCTTCCATAAAAAAAGAAGGTAATTGATTTTGAATAATTTCAGAAATTCTATTATCAGCCATTATGCAGTATTAGCTCCATATACTACTAAAGAGGGAGTTTCATTAGCGGTTGCCTGAACAAAATCACCAGTCTGTGCCGCGGTGTCTAATATCATATTAACCACTACATCTTTTTTATTAATTAATATAACTTGCTCTCTAATAGGAGTAACGTCTTGAACATTTGTTTCAACATATATCTCAATAGTATTAGTATTAACTACTTGTTCAACTTCGTAAGGTTGAAATCCTACTAATGTCATTTTACCGGTTTCATAATTAACTGTTCCAACATTAGAATTAACAATTGCTACAGCTCCAGCTTCTTCTTTTATAACTTGAATAATTCCATCAGCATCACTCAATTGTGTATTTTTTTCTAATACATTAGTATTTTCATTAATATACGAAAATTTTGAAGATGTTAATGTTCCTTTATATCCTTTATATGGATACTTTAACTGGTTAGAAAAATTTTGAGCGTAGTTAAAAGCTTGTCCGAGTTCAACTACTAATCGTTTAAATAATAAAACTGTCGTTTGATTATTCAAAATTGCTGGGTCAGAATTATCAATTAAAGTTGTTAATCTTGAATATCTAAATCTTAAATCAAATTTTCCTAGTTCTTGAGTATTATAACCTATAGCTGTTTGTACAATTCTTTCACCAATTTCTTGCGGGGACTGTACAGTTTTATTTGGATTATATCGAACATTAGAAGTAATCTTTATATAAAGATAATCAGGAGGTACAATTTCTGGTGTAACAGAAACCATATTTTTTGATAATAAAATATCTTTTTTAATAGACTCTTTATCTTTTGTTGTTAAAAATAATCCACTTTTAGGTCTAACAGCAATATAAGCTTTTCCATACCTTGGGGGATCATTTTGTTCTCCGCCCCAACATGTAACTGATTCGGCATTAACCCATTCTTTTTCTACGATTCTTTTATAATCATTTAATGTTACACATCTATTTTGTGTTTCATATAATTTTGGTGCATTATATTTAATTTCTGCAACAGATTCCCTATCAGCTCCACCATAACCTCGAGTAGTTGTCAAAATAGCAACATTACTATATCCACCTATTGGGTCCATTGCCTTAAACACACTTGCCGCATTGGTTACAACCCCATCAGATATATTTGATGATAAAATAATTTGACTACCGTCAGCTGGTTTATAACCGACTTTATTATCACCAAATTGGACTTCAAATTGATTTTCAAACGCTTCATATAAAAAATATACATTAGAAGTTGGTGTAACCTTAACTGTATCTGATACTTGTTGATAAGCATGTGTTTCGGTTGAGGCCGCTGAAGTCTTTACAGTAACAGAAAGAGTAGATATATCGGTATTAGTATTAGGCAACATAAATGTTTGTTCTTTATTACTATAATCCATTGTATATTTGTGTGTTAACCTGACCCCTTGATTTAACTGAACGTCGCCAATTCTAAATCTTCCATCACTAGCAATTACTCCCGCATAAGAATCTGCTGTTGTAAATATATATTTTTGTTCATTGATTGTTGATGAAAATCTTTTATTTTTTTCAACAATCATGGTTGTTGCATTATCATTTGGCATAATAGTTAATTGAACTATAGCTCTAGTTCCTCGAACCGATCGCGGCGTATAACCTATTTGCTTAGCCCTTTGTACAACAGAATTTCTAAGTTCAGCTGTATCTAAAAACATTTCATTTGCTAGCATATTTAAATAAAAAGAATTATAATACGTATTATATGAAAGTAAATCCATTATAACATCTAAGCCGGACCCGGCAAAATCAAAATTTGCAAATTCACTTTGACTTTTTAAAAATGCTACTAAGTTTGATTTAATAGAAGCGTAGTCTAATTCAGATACTTTTAATTTTGCTGATTGTTCCGCCACGGTGATTCCTATCTATATAAAAATTGTTCGAAGGTTTCTTCGGATTGTTGGGTCATCATAGTAAAAATAATTTTTACTCTGTATCTGTTTAAATCTTCTTCAGAACTAACCTGAATATCTTTAATTTGAGCACGTGGTTCTAAATTCTGCATAGTTATTTCGATACTTTGTCTTAATCGAGTTTCCGTTAACGCATTCATCTGATCAAATAATAATGACGATAAATTTGACCCAATCTCAGGATGTCCTATTCTTTCGAATTCTCTAGTTTGCAAAATATTTCGCATAGATTGTTTTATAACAGTAGCATTCTTTGTTTTAATTATATCACCCGTTGTAGGATGAACATTAAACGATAAATCTACGTCGGAATATATTGCGGCACCCGTTTCGCGATCATATTCAATTTCTGTAAATTCTGCATCTGCCATTTATAATTTCTCCATTACTTTATTTATCAGGTTGAATCCGGATACTGCCTAGTATCTGCAGTCTCACCGGAACTCGGATCAACAATTTTATGATATCCACCTAAAGATGATCCACCTTTGGCTGGGGAGGTCATATCCGGCCAATTTTTATTTGAGAGCACATCAAGATCCTGATATACTTGTTCCGCGAGTGCATTGACGTATGTTAAATGATCTGTAAACGCTTGCCTACTTTTTTGAACCTTTTCTGATTTTGCTGCCACTGTTGCCCCTGCGTCTGAAATTTTAACCGACCAGTTTTCATGATATTTAAACATCTCTATTGCTCCTTGTGCACCTTGACGAATAGGAGCAGAAATCGCAATATATTCTACACCAATTGTTTCTTCAATCGATGCAGTAATCTCAGTATCTGAACCAAATGAGATAACTAATATATCATCTTGAGAAACACCTATTCCCATCCATGAAGATGCTATACCTTCTCCGGCAACCTGGCCTAGGGCTGTTTCTTCTACTGCGCCAATATTATCTGGTTCATCTAAGAATTGATCAGATAAAGGTGATGTTCCGTTTAATTTTATTATAGTTCCTCTTGGATAATAAGATTCAGTACGTTTTGCTCCTGTAGTGCCGACTGTATCATCTTCAAATAACGGAAGATCTTTATATTCTCCGTTAGATTCCGGAGCAACTACCGAAACAGTATTAGCTTTAGCATAAAATTCTCTTAATCTATAACCCGGATGCTTATAATGAGTAGTATTTGCAGCATTATCGGTTGTATTATAAGGCGGAAAGTTTTGGGATTTAGGGAAAAATATATCATAAGATAATGCTACACCTACATCAGCTTCAAATGCTTCGTCTAAAACAGCCACAGTTGAATTAGATAATTTTTCAACTGCCCTGGTACTCCCTGAAGCATCAGAAAGAGGATCCATTATAGTAATTGTGGTATTCTTTTTAATTTTACGATCACCTTTAAGAAAATCGTCAGTATCCACAAAATCTTTAAATTGGCCGCCGCCCACTAACATCAATGTTTTTCCTTTAGTTCTTAAACTTCCTGGTCGAACACCATCTGGATTTTCCGCAGAGTAAAGTGTCGCGGTTCCAGACACGATTTGCATTATATCAATTTCAGTTATTATTTCCTCAATTCTTTCAACCAACAAATCTAATTCATATATACAATTATCCCTCATTTGTTTTAATTCTATAAAAACATTATAATTTTCTCCTTCAAATAAGCCAGTCAAAATATTTATTTTACCAAAAAGTGCAACTTTCATTATTTTTGATCTTAAAGAAGCAGCACTTGGGCCATCTAGTATGTTTAGAATAGATTGTAAACTTGTTTTAGCTAAATCTAACCAAGCTAATTTGTCTTTCTTTAATTGTTGTGGGCTTCTAGGATCTCCTGCGATTACTTCCTCATCCGGGCCTAGATCTAGATCGAGTGGTTTCCAGAAAACACCATTAAGAATATAAAGCCCAGAAGGAACACCAGTATCGGGATCTACTGCAGTGTCTTTAATTAATGGTGCTCCAGTCTCTGATGGATCATCTTTAGTATCCAATATACATTCATAGTTCTTTCCTCTATAATATACTTTATCACCTTTCTTATAAAACTTTGTTGTTGGATTCCCATCTTTATCAAGTGGACCAACATTTGTCCAAGCTGGAATAGCTAATTGAGTTAATTTTGCTTGTGCTTTCTTTTCGTCTGCTGTTTTATCTCTCACACCTAATAATAAAGCTAACATGTTTATAGCTTTCTTGGTTGCGTTTGTTGCAGATCCCCCACCTAAAAAACAAAGCCCAGCACAAAATTTTAAATCTTCTGGTGGCTTATTTGGGCCGCCGGCACTCAACATTCTTTCTCTAAAAACCTTTGTTCCTCCGGCTTTTGGTTTAAGATATAGAGTATATACGCCGGTTGCTGGTAATCCGTTGGCAAATAAATCTAATATATTTTCAATATCTTTCCCAAAAACTTCTAATTCGGCTACTTTATTATCAAGCCATTTTATAATCGGATCAAAAGATTTTCTAGCTACTGCAACAGTTGCTTTCATTCCTCGTACTTCACCTTCAACTTTATCAAGAAAAGGCCCCCACCCAGGAAATAATGTCTCTAAACTTTTACCATACCAATTAGGAGGATTTCCTACTCCCTCACCAATAAAAGAATTAACTACTCTTCCTACTGTAACTTGCCCCGGTTTAATTTGACCATATGTGGTTCCCATCGGGCTGGCCTCTGCATCTTTTATTACATCATCTACTTTTGTTACTTTACCATCGTCTGTGGTTGAATGCATTGCCGATGTGGAGGTTGGTAGGCATTCATATATTAACTCACCGGGTTTAAATTCTTCACCGGGAAACTGCATCACAACATCTAATATTTGTTGCTGATATGGTAATACATTTTTATTTACTTTTTCAGTTTTAGACATTGCTCTTATTCTGCGTTCTGTCAAATCCATATCTCGAGATGCTTCAGGACCAGCATTCCAACTCATATCTGCTGGTTTATATTCTTCTAATAACATATTTTTAGTTTCAACAACTTCTTTTATTCGCGCCACCTTCCCCCCATCAGTCATAATTCTTCTGTCGGTCATTCTGGGGCCTTTATTTGGTTGTGCTCTAAAAGATCCTGCCCTTTCAGCTTTTTTGTGAAATTCTTCTTGTGCAGCTTCATCTGCTCCCGCGACGAGGGTTGTATCATCGTATAGCTGTCCGCCGGCGCTTTGCTCTTCCTTCGTCAATTTTCCAATATCAATATTTGCAACATGTTGTACTTTAATTCGGTGAGTGGCTTCATCATCTTCCCATAATTTAACAATATCTTCTGTCATAGACTTAAAAGATCTTACATCAAAAAATTTTTGAAAATTTTCCATAACTGTTAGGAATCTATTAGCATCTGGTGCACCTATAATAAAAATCATTCCACCAACAACAGATGAATCTGAAAAAATTGGACGACCAGATTGATAATAAGACGGATCCACCAAGTTCTCTAATTTTTTCATATCAGTAGGGTTCCACATTTCCTTTGTAATCTTTTCCCCATCTGTGGTTTTCGCTGTTCCTTCTCTAATCTTTTTTAATATATGCTTCGGAACATCATTTGCATCATCAAAAGATTCATCTATAGTTCGTAAAATTCCCTGCGGAGTTAATTGTACTAAATGAGTCATTGGATTGACCATCATGAGAGTTTGCTTCGCTAGCGCCACAGCTCCCGTTGCGGATCGGCCTACGTCCCCCGCGTCTGCGCCACCGCCCTGTAGAAGTAAGCTATCCGGATTTACATTATCCAGGACAGTATTCATAGGCTGCACAGAAGCATCTGCAACATAATTTATTTCACCAGAGATTGGATCTCTAGCAACATTCATTGCATCTATTTGTTCCCGAGACATTGACTGCATTTCTGTAGCCCTTTCCCTGGCACCCTGAAGCACTCCACTTGAAGGGGCTACTGTACCGGGCACAAACCCGGCGGGTACTAATTCTCCTTTCATATTTCTTCTAGCGGGCACATAAGCTTGACCACCAACAAAAAGCGTACCAGTTACAGGATTTTTTGTTACATTTTGTCTGACAGAAGTAGCGGTAACAGGAAGCATATAAAAACCAAGAGACTTCAAATCTTGTAATATTTTTATAATTTCATCTAAAATTGCATCAAGTGCCGCGAATAAGGGATCTATCGTGGATAATAAAAAAGCTTTATTTATTTCATAAAAATCTCTAACAAATTTTGAATTTGCTTTATGAAGGTCTAAAGCTTTTTGAGCACATTCAGCAAAAGCTTTTATGTAAGAATTATCACCTAATGTTTGAGATTCCCAAAGATCTGGCCCTGTATCTTCTTCTTCTCCGATGTTAAAAATCGGACCGGCTGCTTCCTCTCCAGCTTCAGTTTGAGTCGTTCCGAAGACTCCTGCTCCTCCAATAGTTATTTCAGCCATTATTTTTTCCTTTTACTAATTCTTCATTCTGTTTTAAATATTCAACATCTTTTCTAAATCGCTTTAATAATTGGCTTTCTAAATCTAACATTTGTTTAGTTTTTTCAGCTAGTTCCATCAGCAAAGGATGAGCTTGCATTTTTGTCGCTTTTTCCCATTCTTCTTGTTTTTTATTTTTTGCCATATTAATCTGCTAATAATAAGTTTAAATTCTTTTGAGACTGGATTGCCTGAACAGCATTATATATCCACTCGGGCGCTACACTAGTTCCCTGTGCCTTTGCCATTGCTCCTGGCATAAGAGATCCCGTATTGGTAGCCCCAACAACGGCGTGAGAATGATTTAAATAATCTTGCATGAACTCATCAAGAATTCTTCTTAGAGAAATTATTTGATTTTTAATCGCAATAGTACCTCCAGCATCAATTGTCATTTCTGCTGTTGCTGTTTGCATTTTAGCCTCTCCTTGGGGGCCGTTCGTAGACATTAAAACACTTCCACCATCATTTTTCCCAGCGATAGATATTTCTCCAAGCTTGTTTGCCATTGTTACGGGTCCAAATTGTGATGCTAATTTTATTTTGGCTGATGAAGGATCTTGTGGACCGATAGGCATAATAGAAAGATAACCGCTAGCATTAACAGGCGAAGCGGAAGGCATAGCATTTAATTGTAACAGACAACCGCCATTTTGAACAATACCGCCACTTCTTATATTAATAATACCGTTAGTAACACTGATCTTTTTTGCTTCTGTACCGTCGCCGGTTAATACATTGGCACCAGTAATAACTTCTTCGCTTCTATGAGTAACACTTAGTAAACTATTCTGAGCGGACAGCGCCATAGCAGCTGTTGATCCAACAGCAAATTTCCCACAATTTATAGCTCTTTCGCCTATTATATCTTCATGGAAATGTCCGGATCTTTTAATATAAGTCCTTAAACCTTCACCCTCTGGATCTGGGTTCATGGGTCCGCCATGCCTTGAAGGTTCTTCTGCTACAGTTTCTCCTTGAGTATATTTCTTAGTATTCATTACGATTTCTTCTTTTGCATTAAATTCGATTCGGTCTGCTTTAATAAAAGCAATCCCGTCTCTACAATACATTTCAATATTACCACTTTCTGATTCCATATGAACATCCCCGGAACCTTTAACTCTCAACCAATAATCATCTGTTCCATGGTCGGCATTTACCATTAATTCATATCCTTTATGTATAGTTGAAAATTTATCACCTGCTATATGTTCGTAAGAATTTCTTAAAACGCAAGACCAATAATCCTCATTTGATTTATCAACTATTGTACCTTGGGGGTGCATTTCTCGATATGATCCGGACCGATGATACCAATGTAATCTTTCATGTGAAGGGGTGTCATCAATCTCAATAGCATGCCCACTCTCTGATACATGTACATGATTATACGGATACGTTGCATCGTAAGGGGGTTCTGGTTCTCGAAATGTATTAGGAGATTTTACTCCTTTAGCTTTCCACGCCGTACCCATTCTTAAATCCATTTTTGTTTGAACTATAGAATTATTATCTCCCCAGTCTTTTATAATTAATTCACTTTTAGTATTTGTACCTAATATAGATTTAAGACGTGTACTTTTATCGGCGAATCCTCTGGCCAGTCTCGGAGTTGTTGGTTCTCCTAAAAATCTTTCGAGGGGATAATTATAACTATATTCATAATCTGGTAATACTGTACCAGGCGTCGTTCCTTCGCCTCCAGGTCCAGTTGATTCTGGAACAATTTCATCACCGACTACTTTAGTAGCTTTATCAGATCTTTCAAATATTTTAATACGATTTACAGCAGGAAAAGGTGGTCTTTGTTCAGTATCAAATTCAACTTTTAAAGGATGTTGTGGTACATTTGTAAATTCTACCTTTTCAGTTCTAATATTTCCAAGTTCATCCACATCATAAAACGTTGGAAACCAATCTCTCGGGTCATTAAAACCTTCATCGGGATTACATGGTAAATCCGGCCGACCCGGTAATGTGCCAAGCATAACGGGATCACTAGCATCTTCTCCATCTCTAAAAAAACCCATTATCCAAGAACCTTCTACTGGTCCAGTTGGACTAGTCCCAACACCGGTTTGAGAAGCAGAAGTAAGCGGCATTAAAGGAAAAGCCCATGGCAAAGCATCTGTAGGCAAATCTTGTTTATCTTTAGTATGCCAACCTAGCCATCTTACTTTACATCTTCCCAGATATAAAGGATCAAATCTATTTTCAACTACTCCGACGGCCCAGGTAAAGCCTTCTTTGCCCATAAAATTTGGTTCCATGTTCCCCTTTTTTAATTTTGCGTATTAGTCGCCGGATCGTAGCCTGGCGGCATATGTGATTTAAGAGCATCTTCCCTACTACCGTAAACAGGCCCGTATGCTGCCTGTGGCTTATAATCCGGTGGGCCACTGCCGCCAAATTCGTCCGTACCATACTCACTGCCGATTAATTCTCCAGCTTTGTCATACCACGGAGGCCCTCCAACTCCCTCCATCGCCTTTGCTGTAGGATCTGCACCAGCCATTGGAGTCATAACAACCAGTGGTGTCGAGTTAATTTCCTCCGCTACCTCATCTCCAAATTGTCCGACTTCTGCTTCTGCACTAACATCTTTAGTAGTTACTACCTTTTCGATTTCAAGGCCTGGTGCCCAATTATGTAAAGAATCTTTTCTAAGTTGAAGTTCTTGAGTATATCTTTCCATAGAAAATGAATGTTTTATTTTTGTTATGAGATATTTACCTCCCAAGAAAAAATCATCACCTCCGGCATGGTCTTCATTCATAATTTGAGATGGCATATGCCATTCTATAATATCTCCAACTCTTAAAGATGAATCTCCAGGTATTTTAACTGTTATTTTTATATTATCAAGTTGCTGTAATTGAGAAGCTCTTTTTTGAACTCTTAGTTCCACATTATTTTCATTAATTCCCGGTTCTCTTCCGCCTCCACCTGGACCCTTTCTATTGTGGGCTAAAAAATATGAATGATTCATATTTGTTGCAGTAAATTTTACAAGAGAACCTTCTCCTCCCGAATCATCGAGTAAACAATCATGATTATATGAACAAAGTTTGCCCGGACCCAATTGTCGAGTTAAATCTATTAGTCTTCTTCTTGATGTATCTGCATCCGGTGTTTTTCCGGCAACAGTAGTTGGTGTTTCAGAGAATTCTGCCGCATGTATTTCTGCTTCGTGCTGATCTTTATTTTCAATATATCTATATCCTATTTGATTATATCTCATTCGAATTATATCGTGAGTTATTAGTTTAGAAGAATACATACCTTCTCTCATATTCTGAACAACATCAAAAAGACTATCAACTTGATATTTTTCTGCATTATTAAGTTGACCCGGAACATGTACTTTCTGTTTAATTAGTTCTGGATCATGCTCAGTTGATACAGTTGATACAATATGTCGTTTAGGTTCTCTTTTAAAACTAGTTTCTAAACTTTCAAATTTAAATGCCGATAAAGTTTCATAAAACATATATAGGGCACCGTCGGCAGGCGCATTTTCATCCTCATTATCTAGTGCTCGTTGCGCGGCCTGTGCTTCCTTTTTCTGTTTTACGGCCGCGGCCAGTCCCGGATCAACTGATGCTTCTCCGTATCCTACATTTTCAAATCCCCCATCATCATCCATTTCCGGTGCAGGAGTTGCCTTTTCTGCTAAATTTTCAATAATATCAAAAGGAGATTTAAAGGGAAAACAAAAATCATATATATCTGCTGTTGGTTCAATATGAAGTTTTTTAGGAGCTTGACCATCTAGATAAGGACCATAAAAACTAGATAAGGGTTTTGCAATATAATTTTTATAAAGATCTTGAACAACCCTTTCAATTTTTACACCTTTATATCCTTTACTTATTTTTCTTTTTTCACTAATAATAGCCTCTATTGAAATACAACGAAGAACATATGTTTTCATAGTAGGAGTATTATCAATTATAGGAGATATAGAATATACTCTAAAAACTTTTTTAACAATACCGTCAAGATTATTATCAGATTCAGGCATTTCCCCAGCTGTAAAGCCTAGTGTTGCTGCCTCAAAAGAAATAAATTCTTCGCCTATAATTGGAACCTGTTCTCTAAGACCCATTCCATCATGTATTTCAAATTCTGCTAATAAATAAGGTGTATTAATATTTTCATAAATGTATACTTGATCTATCATGGGTATAATATTAATACCGCCAGATCCAGACGCTTCAATATTCGGGGACAATAAATCACATTTGGATATTTTATATTCTCCCGGCATTTGATGAGTTCTTATTTTTTCATCTTTGCCCGGCGCATCTTCCCCAATTGGAGATCTTACTTGTGGAGGTTTTTCAACTTGTACTACTGAATTCGGATCACCTATGGCCATATTTTATCACCTGTATCGTTTAGTTTGTGCTTCTTTTAAAATACCTTCAACATATGACCTGCTGATTATTTTAATTTCTCTGTTCTTTTCATTTCTTTTAAATTCCATATCATACTTAGTAATTCTTTTTTTCTCTCCAGATGGTAGAGCATTGTAAGCATCTTTATCAATTATAACTTCTTTTAATGTAGTCGTATCTGTTTCTTCTTCTATAATTTGTCTGTATTGATGAATTTGTTTTTTGGCTCTTTCGACAGAACCATATTTTCCTTTTATCATCTTTGTAAAATCCTGACTACTTAAAGGCCAATCAAAATATGGATTAAACATTTGATTTGCTAAAAATATTATCCAATCATATTTAACACTACCATATACAAGATAAGATGTTGTATCGGGTCTTTCACCATCTCCAATAGTATGTTTTTCAAAATCTATGGCTTTTTCAACTACATTTTGTTTTATTAAGTTTCGAATAAAAATATCTCTCGCGGTAAATGTTTCACCATATTTATTACCCCTTATATTATATTCTATTTGTGGTAAGTATCCAAAATATGACATTAAAATCCTTGTTCTACTAAGTCTCTAGTTATAATAGAAGTTTCTGTAAAAGTAATAGTCATTTTTACTTCAAATGGGGAAGATTCAGAATCATCGAAAAAGAATGGTTGTCCTGCCGCGGCATAATTAGTGATTATACTATTACAAACACATCTCGCAATTTTAAAAGGAGTGCCTATTTTTCCAGTTTTGGAATGACCAAATGTTATATCCCAAGTACTCGGGAATGTAAAAAAGTTTGTGCCCGCTCCTCTTTCTTTTGTTGATCCGCCAGAGCCGGATTTTTTATCACCTATTAATTGTTTATATCCGGGCAAGGTAGATGATCTGAAGCGTCGTATAATATCTCGTATTTTTGCCGAGTCATTCGGTTCTTCTGCGATCATGGGAAATTCAAAAGTAAACTTTCTAAATTTTCCTGGACCTTGATATAATAAAGACATTTTAGGATTCACAGCCAAATTTGCACCGGCTAGCACCCTTTTTGCTAAATCCGTTTTTCTAATTGTTGAAGCCAACATAAATTCTGCTGAAGCCTCTCCCTTATCTTTAACATCTGACCAATTTAAATTTTTCCAAGCAGCCACCGCTACTTCTGACATATCTCCACCTGATTTTTGAAAATCGCCAAGTCCTACTGCGGCTTTCCTCGCGGCATCTGTTATCACTGTTCCAAGCCCTTCTTGTTCTGCATATATCGCTTCCGCTGTTGAAATTAAAGACTGCGCGGACATGGGAAGAGCAATAGAATATTCTATTTGATTACTCGATGACATGAAAAGTGAAGGAAAAGAATTAAATAACACCCAATGGCCTTCGCCACCTGTAGCGCTTCCGAGATTATTCGGATATGTGAGTGTTTCCATCTTTTTTTATTCTCCATATAAATAGGTTAATATTTAATTATTTATCGATTATTTATTATGGCATATAAGGGAAAATTTAAACCGAAAAATCGCGATAAATATAAAGGAAATCCCACTAATATAATTTATAGAAGTTTGTGGGAAAGGCGGTTTATGGTTTATTGTGATTCTAATAATAGTGTTGTAAAATGGTCTAGTGAGGAAATCGTTATACCATACAGGTCGCCGTTTGATAGAAAAATACACAAATATTATCCAGATTTTTGGGTTAAAATAAAAAAACACGATGGATCTTTTGAAACATCTATTATTGAAGTAAAACCAAAGTCACAAACTATTCCTCCTAAAGATACGAGCAGAAAACGAAAAAGTGGAAGGTTTTTATTAGAAATGAAAAGATATGGTGTAAATGAAGCCAAGTGGAAGGCTGCTACCACATATTGTAAATATAAAAATTGGAAATTTAAAATTATAACGGAAGAACATTTGCTCGCTAAATAGTATATGGCACTACGAAAACTTTCATATATAGAAGATGAATCGGTAAGATGGCTCATGGAAAAATGGGAAAAACTCCGTGATGATCTGAGATATGGAAGAGCCGGTTCACTTAAAGATGGCGCCAGTATTATAAAAGATAGTAAAAGAGAATCCGGCTTACAATTTGGCAGAATGTATTTTTTCCATTATCAGCCCAAATTAAGAGAAACATTACCTTATTATGATATATTTCCGCTAGTAATACCGATAAGAGCTTATCGTAAAGGAATGCTGGGAATGAATTTTCATTATCTTCCTTATAGATTAAGAGAAAGATTAATGAAAAAATTAATCGGATTTTTAAATGAAGAGGGCATGCAAGCATATTTAGATGTTTCATATAATGATATTAAAAGGAACTTCCTTCGATATAAAGAAGTTAAACCTACCATCCATAAATATGATTTAACAGGGGGATATGTTCGTTCTCAGTTTATTCTTATTGAACCCGATGAATGGAATACCGCATTACATTTACCCGTAGAAGAATTTAGATCTCGTGGTGGTGGACGAGGAGTTTCAAAACAACAAGTTTGGGGTGATAGCAGCGATATTATTGAAGAAATTGAACCGGGTAATAAGAATCCTTTGCGTAACGTATATAGATATCTTAAAAAACCTTTAAATGTTTAACGGAGTTTTATGAGTCCAGATCAATTTATAACAGCATTAGATAAGGGTAAAGGTTTAGCTCCTTTAAATAGATTTGTAGCCAAAATTAAATTTCCTGATGCATTAAAACCACAAGCGACTACGGAAGAATTATCATTGTTTTGCGATTCAGCTCCGATGCCGGGAAGAACGATAGCAACTGCAGAATTAAGACATTATGGTCCAACACGAAAAGTTGCAAGAGAAATGACCTATGGAGAATTTTCATTAGGATTTATAATGACAAATACCCACAGTGCAAGAAACTCATTTTTACAATGGATGGATTATGCAGTAAATCCTGTAACAGCGGACATGAGATATTCTTCACAATATAAAGGTTCCGTTAAAGTATTAATGTTTGCGCAAGATTCTATTGGTTTAAGTTCCTCTGAGGCTTCTTTTGGCGCTGAATATTTAGAATCATTTCCAACAGTTGTTGATCCAATTACTTTGGGTTGGGATCAAACAAATACTGTGGGAAAATTTAATGTAACTTTTCATTATAAAACATGGAAACCATTAGCAGCAGCTGGTTATGCAGATCCGAATGCCGGAAGCACATTTGCGTTTGGTGAAGGCCAATTTGAAGCAACATAATCATACACTGCATTAATTATATAATTTTTAATATGGAGATATAATGGCATTACCAACCGTGAACAGTCCCACATATGAACTTAAATTACATAGTGTGGATCAAAAAATAAAATATAGACCTTTTTTAGTTAAAGAAGAAAAGATCTTATTAACCGCCCTAGAAGGTGGTGAAACTGCAGACATTGTAAGAGCTACAAAAGAAATCATTAAAAATTGTTGCCTTACGGATAATATTGAAATTGAAAAACTCCCTGCTTTTGATATAGAATTATTTTTTCTAAATTTAAGAGCGCGCTCAGTTGGCGAAAATGTTGAAGTTAACTTATCCTGTCAGGAAAAATCATGCGAGGGGGAAACACCGGTCGTAGTTAATCTTGATGGCGTTGGTTTAGATACTGGCAAAGATCATAAAGATATAGTAAGGCTTACTGATAAAATAAAGGTTAAATTAAAATATCCAAATATTGATAGAATGACAAGGCCTCCTGATGAATCTCAAATGGATTCTATTTTTGAAATAACCAAAGCATGTATAGACACAATTCAGGACGGTGATGAAATGCATGATATAAAAGATTATACAGAGACAGAAATAGAAGATTTTATCATGTCTTTAAATCAACAACAATTTGGAAGTATTGTTGCTTTTTTTAATACTATGCCAAAATTAAGACATAAAGTAGGTTTTACTTGTCAAAAATGTAATAAAAAACAAGAAGTAGTCTTGGAGGGGCTACAATCTTTTTTCGGCTAGCGCTCAGTCATAATAGTTTACATAACTATTATAGAACTCTATTCGCTATCGTCCAAAGTCATAAATGGAGCTTAGCTGAGCTGGAAAATTTAATTTGTTATGAAAGAGAAATATATCTTACATTATTGATAGAATTTATTGAAGAAGAAAATGAAAGAATGGAACAAGAAGCAGCTAAATATAGAAATTAATAAAAGGAAAATAAATGGCTGAAGAAACCGTTACCATACAGGGTACAACTAAAACTGATCCAAAAGAAGCATCGGCGCGCCAAAAATGGCAGGATGAAGTCTCTTCTCAATTAAACTCGGACGCGATTTCTAATGCGATGTTTGTAAATCAAATGAAAACTTCTTTTGATAAGCAGGATCGATATTATACTAGTATGGTTCGCGGCAAAGATATGAGTAATCAACTCCTTCAGTCAGTCGAAACAAATACATTTCGAACCGCAAATCTTTTTGCAGATTACCTAGATTTCATAAAAGATGTTGAACGTAAAAGAGCAGAAGCAGCAATGGAAGCTGCGCGAAAGAAAGATCAAAAAACAGGTGGAGATAGTGATCTAACAACAGAAAAAATGGATAGTACTTGGGCTACTCTCGGTGGAATAATGGCCGGAACTTTAGGAGCAATAGGGGCAGGCTTTCTAGCATTTAAAGATAAGTGGGGTGGATTCTTTACCACTGCTGGAAATCAATTGAAAGATATGGATAAACCAAAAGCCGGTTTCTTTACAAGCCTGAAAAAATTCTTTGGTTTTGGTGATAATGCTAAAGATATTAAAGATCTTGGTAAAGCACGAAGTGGATTTTTCTTTAAATTAGGAAAATATTTTGGTTTTAATCAAGCATTCCCGGATGAACTCGCAAAACAAAAATCTGGATTTTTTAAATCAATCTCAAAATTTTTGAAGTTTGGTGATGATGCAGAAGGACTCGCATCAACTAAAAAAGGAAACTTCACTAAGGCACTGAATAGAATGATGACATGGGCTGGTGATACTGAAAAATTAACAGATGCGAATAAATCAAAATTTTTCAAAACCCAAGGCAATATGTTGAAGTGGTTGGATACTTCCGAAGATATGACCGATATTGCTAAAAAAGATTTTTTATCTAAGCAATCTAAAATGCTCCGGTGGGTAACTGAACATACCGAGGGTATGGATAAGTCCAAAATAAAATTTTTAAAAGATCAATCTAAAATGTTAGCTTTTGCTGAAGATGCAGAAGGATTATCTAACAAAGCAAAAATAAAGTTCTTGAAAAAACATTCTAATATATTAGATATAGGTGAAGGTGCTATTGATTCGAGTAAAGTAGCTAAAGATTCTTTCTTCGCAAAACAATTAAAAATGCTGGGGTTAAACCCTGCAGATGTTGATGGTGTTGAATTAAAAAAACAAGGTATGTTTTCTAAATTGAAAGGTAAAATTTTCAATATAGGCGATGATGTTGGTGAAGCTATTACTAAAGCAAAAACTGGTATGAGCACAAAAATGACAAACTTTTTTAAAATGCCAATGTTTGCGCCGGATAGTAATTTAATGAAATTTAAGACTGGCTTCTTAACTTCTATGGAGAATATGTTAGGAACATTATGGAAAGTCACAAAAGGATTTTTTAAATTAGTAAATGTAATGAATTTTGGGACACTTGGATTTTTAAACGCGGAGGCTTTAGCTAAACCAGTAGAAACATTTAAATCTATTAAAGCTTCAACAGGAGCCGCATTCGGACCAGAAGGTGTTTTCACTAAAATTGGAAAAACATTTAAAGCTATAGTCGCACCACTAGGTGATTGGATGAAGCCAATAGGAAAAATATTAAAAGTTGTAAAAACAATCGGAAAAATTTTCGGTAGAATTTTTGTTCCGCTTGGTATTTTATTTGGTGCTATTGATGTTATAACAAATGTTGTAAAAGGGTATGAAGAAGGCGGAATCGCTGGCGCAATAGGTGCAGGTGTAGAATCTATATTTGATGATATTATAATGTTTATTCCAAATCTCTTAGGAGAAGCTGTCGCGTGGGTATTAAAGAAAATGGGTTTTGATAACGCGGTAAAATTTATTGATGAAAATCTAAGAGATGCAGATGGAAATTTTTCTTTATTCAACGGTATTAAAAATTTATTCTCAATGATTGGAGATGTAATCGCTGATATTTGGAAAAAAGTTACAAATTATTTAACCATTGATAATATTATGACGATGATGGGTGCGGACTTAATAAAACGTGGTCATACAACAGTGGCGGGAATGCTATTAACAGATAAATTAGAAGATAGAGCTAAACTGCGAGCGAAAAGCGAAGAATCTTATCAAGCACTGGTAGCACAAGAAAGAGCAAAAGAAGAACTTAAAGAAAAAGAAAGAGAGAGACTAGCAGAAAAGAGAGAAGCAGCCGTTATGGATACGCGAGATCAAAGTCAGAATATTACTCAAACAATTACCCCCCAAATAATACCATTGAAAACTGATTTTCAAAATGATCCGTTGAAAAAGAATTCGAAGTAAAAAGAGGGATTCTAAGAACCCCCCTATTAAATTGAATTATTCTTCGTCGGCCAACTTAGCAAAATAAGAAAGACTACTAGAATCTTCTCCAGACCCTTTATCCATATTACTATCAAAAGGTGGCGTGTCAACTGGACCGATTATAGTTTCTTCTGCTCTTTGCATACTAGGATCAACTCCAGTACCAAGAACTTTATTAAGTCTCGCTTGAAGTTCATCATAAGATTTAAAATTTTCCGGCTTGAGGAATTCTTGAAGTGGATATTGTTGTTTCCACGAAGCTTCCATTTTTTCATCATCTTCAAATAATGGTGAAGGCGAAGCAAATTCAGCTTTATCATAATTAGTAAAACCTTCTACTTTACGAATTTTTAATTTAAAATTCGCTCCTTCCCAAAAATCAAAAGGGTTAACAGAAGTTTCATCTTCGAATTGAGGATTCATCATATCATTAATTTTATCGAAAATTTTCTTTCCGAATTTAAATAAAAATACTTTACCCTCATTTTCTGGTCGCTTAGCATCCTCTACAACCATAATATTTGTGTAATAGGTTAAGCGCCTTTTTTGTTTACGAACAATATCTCTATTGGCTTCGAGACCTGTATCCCAGAGTTTAGAATTATACTCAGAAACAGGATCTTTTTTGCCATTAGTGGTAAGACTGTTTTCAATATACCAACCACCTGGTCCTTGAAAACCATGATTAAAAACACGTACCCATGGAATGTCTTCTCCTTCAACAGGAGGAAGAAATCTAATAACAGCATAACCGTTACCAGCTTTGTCTAGATCCGCTTTCCAGAATCTATCATCAACACCAACTTGGGGACTGTTTATTTTATTAAGCTCTTCGCTGAGGCGGCTTAATGAGGAACCTCTTTTCTTTTTCATATCTGCAAACGACATATATACTCCTTATATCTGCTTTGTTATTTTGTTGTTTCGTTATGTCCACGCTGTCATAATATAACTAATATTATAACCTAGATCCTACTGAATTTCAAGAACTTTTTTTAAAGTCTTTTTACTATCATTAAGATCATGATTAAAGAAAGGTTTATACTTCACACACATTTTAAAGTAGTCCGGCCACACTATTGTATCCTGCAACTCTTTATTAAATTTTGGTATGAAGCCCAAGATATCATCCAACATAATAAATGTTTCAATACTTATTTTTTTTGACAATACATGTCGAAATATTGGTGGATGTTGACCGTCAATTATTTCAAATAAATTATCAAAACTTTTGGGGTCGTCATCCATGATACTTGTACAATCAGAACGAAAAATATATTGTAAGCTCTCAATACGTTTTTTCCATTCTCGATAAGTTGATACACACCTTTCTCCAAATGCATCACCTATCCACATATTTATATTACTTGAAAAATTAGATACTAAGAAATCTACTAATTCCTTACTATTATATTCTCGTGATAATTTTTTAAAGAAAAATCTCTCTCTTCGTTTATTAAAAGATTCTACTGTAACATTACATTTTCCATTATATTTAAAATAATCATAATCTGTTGTAAAATGTAATTTTAAAGCCGTGTAAGTACTATAACATTCAAATTCATTCATATCTTAATTGCTATAATAATAAGAAGTATATTGGCGATGGCTAATTCAACCACGAGAAGTGTGTGATACCATACCCACTTAGTTTCATATCTCCTATCACGTTCTAATTCTACTTTTGTCTTACCTTCTTGTAATTTTGGTAACCAAATATTTTCCCAACTATGTTTGAGTTTCTCGAACATTTATTGTCTCTCATAATGGTAATTTTGAAGTTGTTTGAATAAAATTTAAATCTTCCGCTTCTTTTCTTAACATCCTTTTGAGGTCTGTTGAAATCAAAGAGGCAGCGGTTTCATATTCTAATTTGTGCTGCTCACAATAATGTAATATTGCTTCCATCAAAGGCATCTTATCAGATAAAGTTTTTACCTCCATATTAAATTTTTCTGGAGATAACATCTTAATTATATCTTTCTTATCAATATCAACTTTTTTCGCCATAATCTCCTTCATATTTGTGAAGTGTTTCGGCTTCGGCTATAATTAAATGAGCAAATCGAGTTTTTGGTTTTACCGTTGTTTCGCCACCAATATTATACATAGTGGCCCCGGCAAAATCTTTAAAACCAGAATCATATATTGAACTTACGATTAATACTCCATTTCTATTAAATGTACTTCGACCGAGAAGAATTGCTATTTCTCCTTCTGCTATATCTACATGTTGTTTAGATTGAATTTCATAGCATGCTCCGTGTTCTAGAACAAAGTTTCCATCTTTGTCAACTGTTTGTGCTATACGTTTTCTATGATCTTTTTTCTTTTCATCCATGTGCATTGGTCCTGCACCTATTCGCCAAACCTTATCAATTCGCAAATCAATAGTATTAGGCTGAATCATTTTTTTATCAATATTCGTTACCTCAGTAGAGGCATTCACGGGATGTTTAAACATTATTCTCCAAAATGATAAGGGTTTTCTTTCGTTTCAAATTTCCACTTTTTTTCTAAAACACTTGTTTCAAAATTCAAACTCCACATCGTATTTGGTGGTACAGGTATGGAATCTTCAAACTTGGTTGAAGAAAAAGTGGTGCCATTACTAAACAAAGGACTAATTTCATTGCGAAATACGAACATTCTATGACCATGATACATCATACATGCGAACGTGCCGTCTGCTTCACTTATCCCAGCTTCAAATCTTTTAAGGGGACTTTTTCTCAAATCTTCCAATACAAGATCAAATAACCATTCTGTGTCCCAATCGCCTTCAAATTTTCCTTCTTTGATAATACCATTATGCCATAAAAAGGATTTTTCATTTTGAGCTGGATGAATAAATCTTCCGGTAGCTAAATCGGTATTGTTAACTTCTTTAGATGTAGGCGCTTGTTGATGGACTATACAATAATCCCAATCTTTTTCTAATAAATTTATATCAAAAGGCCCGTAAGATTTTTGTTGTCTCCTAACTTGGAATCCTTCTCCTTTATGATATTTAAATTGAGTAGCGGAATGAGATTCTTCGCCTCTATATCTGTTTAGTTCTATTAACTTTAATAAAACTTCTTTATCTTTACTCGCAGAGATACTACACATTAATCGCCTTTCTTATATCTTACTTGATATGGTATCGGATCTGTTTCTTGAATATTTGCAAAAGCTTTTATTCTTTCAGAACAAGAAGGACATCTACCACAACTACGACCTTCATCGTCTGGATCGTAACATGTTAAAGTGTGCTCCAATAAATAAAATGTTCCTAACTCTTTACAAATTTTAAGTTCTTCTGTTTTACTTAATAAAGAAAATGGTGCAATGATTTGTGTTTTAAATGTTCTATTTAGAGCAGTAATACCATTTAATGCATCTACAAAAGCTTGACTAGTATCCCAATAACCATATTCATCATGAACTTGAAGACCACAAAAAATATATTCCGCCTTTACCACTTCTGCAAAAGCACAAGCATTACTCAGTAACATCATATTCCTAAATGGAACATATGTTACGGGTTGAGGGTCTCCTAATACTTCTTTAATGTCAGGCATATCAATATCAGTACCAGATATATTTGCACTAATAGGTTGAACTAATTCTCCAAAATATCCAATATCTAATTGTTTATGTGCTACACCTAATTCCCTAC